TCTTCACGTAGTCCAGCTGCATCTTCACGTAGTCCAGCTGCATCTTCACGGGAGGTGGCTTTTCCTTCACGGGAGGTGGCTTCTCCTTCACGTAGTCCAGCTGCATCTTCACGGGCGGTGGCTTCTCCTTCACGTAGTCCAGCTGCATCTTCACGTAGGCCAGCTGCATCTTCACGGGCCATGGCTAATTCCTCACGACTTAGCATTGCGGTTTTAATGCGCTTCACCTTACGCTCCTTGAGTAGTTGATGAAGTAATTATATCTTAACTACTCTTAGAAGTACACAAGTTAGTGAAGTGTCGTTAAGTCTTTCACTCCGAGGATATACTCAGCGCCGATAAAGTAAGTTTTCATCTGAGCTCCGGGATCTAAGATCATCTCAACGTAGAGAACTACATTGTTTTCTTGAGCGATGATAGAAAATTTTCCATTGTCTGGCATCAGATACATAACAGTGGTAGGTGTAATATAAAACTCTTTACCGTCGATCTCAAAATGTTCAGGCATGTCGTACGATGTTCCATCTTCTGACTCCAACCACACCACATCATCTTCAACGTACTGATATGTCAACACTTGCTTACCGGCCGCCATCATAACATTCCTTTCTAGTTGAAGCTGATTCCACCCTTGATGAGATGGAGTTGAAGGACGATCACTAGCGCGTATGCGATAGCGTGAGCCTTCTTGAATGAATAGCCGCTAGCCTCTTCGATTCGATAGAGCTCAGCTCGAGCCTTGGTAGGATTGGAGAGGTAATAATTTAACATAAATCGCTTTTGAGGGCGAATCAGCGCGAGCACATCAGCAACGGTCAAGACGGAGTTCGGCTTAACTTGTTCGATGATGTCAAAGTGCTTAGAGAGCTGGAAGAGCTGCTTAACGACAGACGGCATCGATAATAACTTCCAGTCAGGCTCATGGTTGAGCAGCTCACGAATCTCTTCTGAAGAGCTAAAGTGATCATAGACGTGAAGGTGAAGGAAGTCAACCTTGAAGCAACCAAGGTCTTCAGCTTGCTCATATGGAACTGCGGCCAACCCGGTGATAGGATCGGTAGGAACATCTTGAAAATAAACACCGCACGGGTGTGGGCTGAGCTTCTTGTCCTTTAGCATCGAAGCTCGTACGGCAGTGGAGAAAATGGTCAATGGATCAACGGTCGACGGGATGTCGATATCGATATCGGTGTTGATCAACATTTAATCTCCAACGAGTTCAGAAATTTCATTTGAAGATTGTAACACCTAAGATAGAAAGTGTAAACTAATCTTTCTTTTTACTGACATCAAAGAGGTCATGAACAAGCTGAAAGTACACGGCACCCTCATCGTCATTCATCTGATGAAGGTACTTGGTACAAACGTCTCCGTTCTTAAGCGTGATGTTCAAGACGCAAGCAAGGAATACATCCTTGACCGCTTCTTGAGCCCACTCAAGTTGAGCTCGAGTAAGCTTTCTAGCCCGCGGGGCGGGTTGGCTTGGTCTCATTTTGGGTTCGATTCTTCGCTGTTGCCCTGAGTAACTGCTTAAGCTCATAGTTTTCACGAGTAAGCTCGTTGATGATTTTTGCAGCGGCGTCTACATCACGCTCAAGAGTTTTAAGATACTGTGCTCTGCTCATGGCAATCTCCATTAAATCAACTCATCACCCAGGTCGGGTTGATATTCTTATTTAACCGAGAGCACGAATTTCTAACTAATCTGTTTCCGATAGCAAATGCTACCATCTTGAAAAGAGAATAGCTTGAAGACGTATCGTTGGGTCTTACTGGTTTGAAATTTATCCGTTGAGATACGTTGCATGTCAGCTGAGACTTCCTTGATCAAGAATTTAAGAGGGCTTTCGCCGAGGAGATTCCTCGATTTACATCCTTCGATCTCTTCAATTATCTCAAACTCCGGGTTGATCTGGGCATCGAAGTTGTGTTCTTGGAGTTGAATCAATAGATCTTGCAGTTGGTTCCGAATCATCGTAAATTCCTAGCGCCATGGAGATAAAGATCAAGGCGATAAAGCCAAACATCCCGATTCCCAAAGCTTTATTATATGGGTTTTTATTAGCGAATCCATCCCATAAAGAAAGGACCGCTATAATGAGTGAAAGAAGAATGAAAACTACGCTAAAGCCGCTCATATTCCTAGTGATTCCGCTAATTCTCTCAAATTTTTAACAACTTCTGGAGCACTTTCTAGCTTCATTGCCCAGTAGTCAACTCCTATTCCGTTCATCAAATATTTTCTATCTTGGGTGTCTAAAGTAGACACCCAACCTTTAAAGCTCCGAGAACAAAATAATAGCCAAGGAGATAATCTTCGTTGTTGAATTAACTCTAAGATCTCTCCTACCTTAAAGCTCGAAAATACAGCCGATGGATGACACTCTAATCCTTCAGCTAAAGATTGAATGATATCTATCGTGATTGCGGCTTGGTCGAGCGGAGAAGACAGCTTATCGTGATACTCTAGATATATTGCATATGCTTCTGATCTACGCCAAAGAGTTGGAGAGATCTTCTCCTTAATCATCATCTCAACATATTTATCAGGTTTAGGAATCCCAGTTTCTCGAACCCAAATTGCGAACTTCAAGAACGCGGTGTAATAAGAGGATGAGCAGAAGGTTTCAATCGGAGGAGCTCCACGTTTCTGCTTCTCAAGCCAAACCTTATATAGCTCATAGGCCTGTCGACCCTCGATAGTTTGAATCTCCTTGGCCCGCTCCATTTGCGTACATGTGTGACGCATGTAGATCCGTTCGCTCGAGAACGGCTTCTTGCAGTGCTTGCATTCGTAGCTCATGCTGCCCTGGACATTCCCGCCTTACGAACTAAAGATGGAACTACGGCCGATCCTTTGGGAAGGCTCTCGACCATGTAATTCTTAAGGGTATCTTCATAGTTTTTCCTGGAGATCCAAAGAACATCTCCAGATACCGACTTCTCATAGTAATAAAGCTTGTCGGTGTTCGGCAGCGCCTTGATTTGTTTTTCGAAAGCTTCTTGAAGAGTGTTATTAGCCATTTCAGTTTCCTAAGAGTAATCTTGCGTAACCAATGCTATCCATCGATAGCACCGACAGCGCGGCCATGAGCAGTCCAAAACTACCCCTTGACCATGTGCTGTAGATGCTGATAAAGATGCACATGAACCAGATCGGGTAGACCAACAACATCGGAGGGTGAGGAACGGTAAACACGCAGATGGTGCTAACCGTGACGTTACCCAACCAATTCAATAATTCGAGGACCAATCTAACGGGGTGACTCTTCCAATCATTTACGATGTACTTCAAGACATGTTGGATCACTTTAACTCTTTTTTAAGCTCTGAGATCTCATCTTTCTGGAGACCTTGTAATTCAGCGAGCTCGAGAATCTCGTCAGCGCTGAAGAGAGGACGCGAATCCTCAGCTTCCTTAATCGAAAGCCTATAATGCTCTGCGATCAGCTCAACGGACCGCTTACTTTTCTTACCGCCAGCTACCTTGTATTGGACCCATGAATACCGCTTTGATTTTCCATTTGAACAAACAGTTAGTAACTTCAGGAGAAATTCTTTGTGAGCATCTCCTAGCTGAAAGACTGACGTGTTGACGATCTCATTGAGAAAAATCAACTGGACGGGATCACTCATTCCAGCCATCCACCGCATGACAACTAATGGAGATAGCTCCTTTCGCTGCTCTTCTGTCAATCGATCCCAGATACCATAATCCTTTCCATCGATCTGTGACAGAAGCTGAAACACATCTAAAGCTCGCTCTTTAGCCATTAGGCTCCTTCTTCTTGTTCGTGTAATGCTGGAAGTAGTACGGTCCAGACCTTCGATCTAGCGGGTAGTAGCCTAGCTTTTTCATCATGGATTTTACACCCTGAGGATCTTCTTCATAAACAAGAGAATCTACGCCGTAATCAAGATTACCCCAGTTTTTAACGGTATCTTGCACAGATTCGGAGAGAGTGAGCGAAACGTTGACCTTTGCAGCTTCATCCCAAACGGTAAGATACTTAGTTCCCCACTTTTTTGGAACAGATTCTTCTTTGGTTGCTGCTTTGGCCATGATGATCTCCTTGAGATGATGAGATATTATAACACAGCTTCTTGACTTGGTAAATCTTTTGATTTAGCAATTTCTTCTTGAAGCGTTTCCTTCAAAAGATAAAGATGATCATCATGGGAGTCGACAGGAGAGTGGCCGCAATACATGGGATTAGGATGATTGTCCATGTCATCACCACAGCAGCAAACTCCCTTACCAAGTTCAGATCTCTCGAAGTTTGCGATTTCAGCCTTTATCTCATCGATCCGAGTCATTTTGTCCACACAACTTCCTTGAGCTTCTTGTGCTTGCGCTCGTTGAACGGCTTGTCTAGATCATTGACGAACCTAACAGCGTCCATTTCATACCAGAACTCGACTGGTTGCTTTGATTCATATCCATACCATTTCCACTCATAGAACGAAAACCAGAAAAACCACCACCTATATTGAGGATAATATTGGTCTCCTTTACGAACGACCCTATATTTTGGCTTATTTTTCATCTTCATCTTCGTCTTTCCAAGGACCTTTGACAATTACCACCAACGGTTCAAATCTAACTTCTCCAGTACTTTCAACAAGGCTATCCCAGATAGCTCTAGGGCGTACCCACATCGCTCTCTCATGCGGCCACAAGTGTTCATATAATACCATCGGTTCCTTTGTCTCGGTGTGCGTACCAAAGCCGATTAGCCGATAGAGCCCACCCTTATAATGACGATGAGTAGCGCTATCAAGAGCTTCCTCTTCGCTCTTAAACGAACGAACCATGTAACCCTCATCGGCGTTAAGCAAGTTAGAGATTCTTAATGCGTCATTTCCATTTATACACGTACACACAGGATTAAAATCAGCTATAAGAGTATCAAGTACTTCATAACGGTCCTTCGTAAAGAAAGACCCTTTATTGAGATAAGACATATATCTTACAGGATACGCCATTTTATTCTCCAGTTAACGCAAAGAGCCGAATGCACGTCGACTCAAAATTGAGGTGAGGTAGAGCAACAAGCCCATGCTTGTACATTCCGTCATTAAGCGTAACCAACGCTTGCTCATAAAGCTCTCTACCAGCAGCATCAGCGAAGACAGGATGCTTCTTCAAGTTGCGATACAAGAATTCATAAACCTCGCCGATTTGATCTGATGTTAGTTGCTCAGAGACAGTGGTGCGAATTCCTCTAAGGTCGCCAGCCGATAGCAGATCTAACAGCTTGAATTGATAATCTCCGCCATCTGCGTCTACCTGAGGATTACCAAGGACCGCAGCGTTGGTGTTGAGCTGCATGTTATTGATGATCTTACGAATGTCTGGATACGCCTGGTCGACATATTTTTCGAGGATCTCCAGGTCAAATTGAACATCCTCAGTTACAAGAATCTCAACCATGCGAACTAAAACGTCATCGCGATTCGGGGCTTTGAACCGGAGGTGTTGCATCCTTGACTTGAGCGCTGGAATGATCTTGTTTTCATAGTTGCAAGTGCAAACAAACCTACAAGTATCTGCGTTCTCCTCCATAACCGCGCGGAGCATTCCTTGAGCGGCTTGGGACATGTAATCAAACTCTTCAAGCTTGATGATCTTGAACTTACCCATTGGGTAAAGGGAGGCAAAACCGAGGATGGTGTCGCGGATGTAATCAACGCCTGTCTTATCAGATGCGTTGATTCTTAGAACGTCTTCATCATTGATGCCGAGAGCTTTAATGAGTATCTCAGCGATTGTCGTCTTACCGGAACCTTGCGTTCCAGTTAACAACAAGTGTGGGATATCTTGGTCGACGATGAAGCGTGTCAGCTGTTTTTGCTGATCTTCATTTTGAAAGACGTAACCATCTAGTGTAGATGGTCTATAAACTTCGGTCCACAACCGCTTTGCCGCCATGAGTTCTCCAAAAGGTAGTTACACAAAGAAATATTGTAACACCTTTTGGAAGGATACTCATTTAAGCAAATGTCTCTTTCATGCTAGTATCTCGTCAATGGCAGTGCGGGCCATCATTGGAATTTCATTTGGGATCTCGACGTAAGACCCGATCTTGGTGGTCGTCGGAGTTTCGATGTTCGCAGCTGACTTGATTGACCTTGGTCCACCAAGCCACGCAAAGTTTTCTTTTCCATCTTTTGATTTAAACCAATCAATGTCACCGATATCGTCACGACAACGCTTCACGTGACCGATCAACTCGATGGCTTCCTTGGAAACACCGAGCGATTCCTTGGTGCCCATGATGACCTGACCGATCACGTTTGGATTATCGATCGAGGTGACCACCTCATCTTTAATTGACTTTGTAGCGAGCAGCTCGAAGACCAGATAATCTTTGTAGGCCACAATCTTTGCGTGCAACATTGGTAAGCTCCTTAGCTTGGTCGAATGAAGGTGATCCCCTGGACCAGGGATAGGTCTGGGATCTTGATTGCGTTGTAGGTGAGGCGGTGGTATCCGTCGCCAAACTGTTCAATCGCGAATATGGTAGGGATGTCAAACTTGATCCCAGTAACCTTGTGGATATCAATTACCTGATCAGTTCCGTCAATCTTGAGCTGAAGGAGGACGCTCAGCGGCTTCTTCATAGAGACTCCACGGTCACCGTTACATTCACGCCTTCATCTTTGGCGAGCGAACCATAATCATACTCCACGTTCACCACGCGCAGGTGATAGTGTTGAAACTTCACGAGCTCATTCCTCCTAGGAATTATGTCTGTCCAAAATGAACTATAGATCTCTTTGCCGTACTTTGGTTTAAACGAAAGATAACACCTCATGCTACCATCCTATCAGCTTGGAGATCTGCGGAGTAAATCCTCCGAATTCATCGAACCGTTTCTTGAACGCATCATAGTACGGAGTTCGAAAGTAGGGAAGGTCTCCAGCCCCGAACCTCCAAACCCTACACATCTCAACATGCGTCATGTTATTGATTTTATCAAATATAGCTAGGTCGACGTCCATCTAAGCTCCAGATACGGAAAAGATCGTTAAGGTGATGCACACGATAAGATCATCAGCTCAAGGATAGAAAATCCGGCTTGATCACGCACCTTAGCTGTGTTGAATCTTTGCCATTTGAAATTTTAATCATAGCTCGCTCGGAAATTTGTAACCATCAATCGTGTGGATGCTCATGATCTCGGGATGCTCGAGGTGCATGAACGGTCCGCCGTTGCCACCTTCAAAGAAGAGCTGAGCTCTTATCTCGTTAGTATAGTTTCGATCATATTCGACTAGAACGGTCTTATATGGCCGTCTCATTTGAGATTGTGTGATCACCTTCGTGACAACACCTTCGCACCATGCGCCGCCTTTGTGGGTGTAATCATCCCAAGGGAAGCGAACTCTAACTGGATCTCCTACCTCGAGAGAATTAAACCACTCAGCGTATGTTTCCATGTTTAGGATCTCTATAGCTTTTAGCTTGAGTCATTATACTCTATGCTATGAAGTAAGTAAACACAAAAATGGAGCCGAAGCTCCAAATTTTAGTACGTTTGAGAAGGCTTATCAGCTCTGGCCATGATTACAGTTTCATCTGTCTTCCAGAATTTCTCTCCGTTAACTATGAAGCCCGTTGTCCACTTACCAGGCTCGATCATGATGAAGTCATCAACCTTTACATCGGTGACGTCTTCGCCAACGTGGGTGACCTTACCCCATCGTGGCATGTGAGTTTGGTATGTGTCCTCTGAGCTGATCAGCAAGCCAGAGTGAGCTTCGTTGACAAAGCGACCGGAGATTGCTTTTTCGACAAATTGAAAGATGACGTGATTATTGACAGCTATGATTTCTTGCATGATCATTCCTTGGTCATGTCTCGACCAGATGGATCGAGCGTCGTATCGATGCCGAAGCACGAGTACATAAATCGGGCTGCACCCTGGTTACAAGCTGCGTGAATCGATCCCTTGACTGGCACCATTGAATCAGCGATGCTATCATGCATCGACATCGCAATATTGCTGTGCCAAGACCAGGCGTAACCATAATCTTTCGTCATCTCATCTTTGATGTCATTTAATGCTGTCCAAGCCGGAGGCTGACAGCAGTGAAGATGCCAATCTTTTACCATTGGCTCCTTGGTGGAGTCGAGCCCACGTTGTTCCATGAACTTACCTAAGATCTCGCAGATCGGAGATGCGTCATGGTTGTTTCCTATGGTGATTGGAGTTTTTAGCAGCGACAAGTGAGCCGCAAAGTCATAAAGCGCTCCCGCGATGATAGTGTCTAACGTCTTGGTCATTTTAACCTCTGAGTATGTATTATTTTGTGTTACTAAGCTAAACTCCAGCTTCCAACTTCAGCTTGGTTAGCTTCTTGTCGTACGATACTGCCCACTTTGCTACGGACTTAACGAGCGATCCGACAATCTTCTTAATCGTCTTGATGAAGTCCATGACACCTTCTTCCAAGCTTACCTCAGCTCGCTCAAGGCTTTCCTTTGGCTCAGTCCTAAATCCCGGAGACTTAGGTTCAGTCTGGGTTATCTTAGTGTAAGCCGCGGTGATCTCATCAACCTTAGACCTCAAGTCCTCTGGGATCATCTTTGTTAGCTCGGCGATGATGCTGGTATAATCAATCTCAACCTTTGGTTTAGGCTTTGAGACCTTGTTGAGAGTGGCGATGAATGAGCATGTCTCAACCACGCGAGTGTAGATAATGTCTTCAGCATCAAATAGAGCTTCGACCTCATCTTTCAAGTGTGCGTTGAGCTTTTCCCTCTCAGATTCCATCTTCTTGATCGACTTGTCAAGTT